CGATTGGCAATATTTTAAAAGCACTTCAAACCTCGGTATACCAACGTATGCCGAGGTTTTTCAATGTTTGCACGGATTTCAAAAGTTTGTATAAGTTTATATAAGATTGCCATATTTTATATGAAATAGTAACACGCTAGAAACGCATTAGTAACAAAAATTTAGAGCAAAAAACCTGTTATACGTATAACAGGTTGCCAAAAATGAAACTCTATAAATTTGTCTTATGACTCTTATTTATAGTTAATCTCATTTCACTTAATTTATTCACATGTATAATTCTGGTCCCAGTAGTGTCATTTATATATCCATCTTTTAGCCTGACAAAATAACCATCATCCTTAGAGTAGCTTGCAACTTCTATCATAGGTCTATATTTATTAGGAATTTGCCACTTATCCAAAAGCTCTTTATTAACTGTTCCATGCCCATTATTAGAGAATAGGACGGATTCTCCACCTTGTAGGTCATTTGCTACAAGCGATTTGATATATTCGTTAACTGATATATTTAAATCGCCACAGAGGGCCATTAAATCGTTTTTTAGCCCTTTAGGTAAAAGCAACCCTAGTCTATCATACTTATCTTTAATATAGCTATTTATATACCGATTTCTATCCATAAAATCACCTAAATTCTATTTATAGCTTCAAGCTTAACATCCATGTCAATTTTAGTATAAACAATCTCAGTAACGTCCTTCCCACTATGTCCCACGATCTGCTTAATAATTCTATCATCTACACCAGCCTGCGTAAGACTTGATATAGTAGTATATCTAGTACAGTGCGGGGTATGCTTTATATCCAAATGCGACATCAAAGCTTTCCAGTGTGTTCTGTAAAATCTATCATAGGTCATATTATCACCCTCAGGAGTAGAAATTAAATATTCTCCATCTCTACCCATCCAATATTCAAAAAAAGGCAGCACTTTGTCAGCAATAGGAACTTCCCTGATTCCAGCCATAGTTTTTGACTTAGATATGAAAAACCATTGTTCATCAAGGTGAACATCTGACTTTTTAACCTCAAGCAACTCCCCTATTCTTACACCTGAGTACAGCAACATCAAAACCACACTATAGTAGATATCATCATCTTTGGCAGACCAGACCTTATTTATCTGAGCACTAGAAAATTTAGTCCTGGTATAAGAGTTAGGATTTCCAGGCTTGGATATATCTAAATATCTAACCTTTTCCCTTTTTTCAACAGGGACTATATCATGAATTACTGCATAGTCATACATAAGCCCTAGCATGATTTTTATTTTTTTAAGCGTTGGAGTATTCTTGCCAGACTTATCTATTAGATTTTGAAGCTGATCAAGACGAATTTCAGAAAAGATCATATCTTTTATAGGCTCACAAGTTCTATATGCAGCCTTATATCCCGTTATATTTGAATCTGATATTTTTTCAAAGTGGATACTAGACCATTTGTCATATATTTCTTTGAATGTAAGAGTCTTTGCCGATATATCATAAGGCGATTCATTGTAGTGGGCCAGTGCCATAATAGCTTCTTTTTGCGTTCTGTAGTATCCTATAAATTTGTAAATAGGGTTAGACTTGCCTTTTTCTGCATCAAAATCCCATCCAGTGGTGATACGAACTGCCCAGGGGTTTCTTCTATTTCCTGATAATTTATACACACTACCATAGCCATTAGGGTTCCTCATATATATCAACTCCTTTTTCTAAATCTTCTCTATCTATAATCACTAAATTAGGCAATCTATATAGGTCTAAAAGTAACTTTTCGTTGAGCTGCCAATATTGGCCCATATGCCTAAGTGAATATAAATAGTCATACAGCATCCTATCTGTAGCACCTAGGTAGTCTGTAAGCTCTTCTACACTGGTAGATATTAGGATGTATTTCTTTAAATCCTGTTCATCAATAAAATATTTAGCCCCCCCATAGGGTGGCTTTTTGTTCACTTTTTGATATCGCTAACTCTGAAGTATAGTTGTTTGGGCAAACAAAAGAATCTCCAACACTAGTAGCAAAATGCCCGCATTCTTCAGCTAGTATTTCAGCTTGTTCTTTTAAATTTCTATTATGAAATTCAGGGCTAAGGAGTATTAAATTTCTATTATTTATATTACAGTAAAGAGCTGCTTTTCTAAATTTACTAAGTTCTGGACAATCATCAATTAAAATTTCTTGTTCTTCTATATACTTACAAATTTTTTCTATCATCTATACCTCCTTTATGAAAAAACATATGTTCGTTAATTGGGTGTAAAAATAGGCAGAATACTGGCATATCCTGCCTTAAATCTATCCATTTTATTATCTTCAACAAAATAAAACTCATTGATTTTATATTACCATTAATGTATACTTAAAGTATATATTAATGGAGGTGCAATATGCTAAGTATCAGAAAAGAATTCAACGATAACGTCAAAAGAATGAAATCAGTGTCAGCAGAAAGAAAAGTTAAATTTTCTAATGGAGATACTATTTTTTCTGACGCTTGTTTTTCAAAAAAATTAAATGATACAAGACACACTATTAGGAGTCTAAAGAAGTCTCTTGATACCAAGCGATAGGCAATCCAATTTGTGTTTCTTCTGAAAGTCCTAGTAGATTAAAACAATCAATATTTACGCTATTGATTGCAGTAAACATTTCACTAAATATATTCAAGTCTGAGATTTTTGCATAATCAGCTAGGCACCCTAACTTTCTATAGCATAAAGACACACTATTAGGAGTCTAAAGAAGTCTCTTGATACCAAGCGATAGGCAATCCAATTTGTGTTTCTTCTGAAAGTCCTAGTAGATTAAAACAATCAATATTTACGCTATTGATTGCAGTAAACATTTCACTAAATATATTCAAGTCTGAGATTTTTGCATAATCAGCTAGGCACCCTAACTTTCTATAGCATATTGTAGTTTTATCGTTGAAATAAAACTTTATTTTATTGGATTCATATCTTAAATATTTACTTTCTAATGGAAGTAAAATGTTTTTATGTAATATAAAAACATCTGAAGGTAAGGTCTTACATATAAACTTTATAAATTGAATCATGACCTTTGTTTCTTCTATTTCGGCATTCTTTTCAGCCCCCATTTCTTTCTTGCGATTTTTAATTTGTTTTTTTGTCAAAGTGTCATCTGAGTTTAATGACTCCTCTATTGACATTTTATCCAACACTAATTGCAATGGAATATAATCATTTTCTAAAAAGTCAGACAAGAATCCTAAGTCGATTATTTTAAAAAAATCCGTATTAGTCACAATAGAATTATTTTCAACGTCTAAGAAATCATTTAGTATGTTGTCATGAGATATTTTTCTGGCCACTTCATATGCAGTTTCAGAAACTTCGCTCATCTTACAGTTAATATTATCAGATATTGTAAACTCTGATTTTAAATTTAATAATGCGGGCCCTACAGACATAGAGGCAGTATTTGTATCTCCACCATTTTTTACTGACATCATGTCTTTTTCAGCGTTTTTTATTCCACTAAATCTGTCATGCTCTAGTCCTTTGTTTTTTTGTGCTAGATATGATTCAATTATATTATTGTTCATGTAGATAATTTCTTTCATTCACTCAATCTCCTTTACTTATACTTATTTCTTGTAGTCTGTAACAGGTTTTTCAGCACCACTACCAAGCCTTACCATTTTCGTAATGTCACGGAAATGGTCAAAATCGGTTTTTTAATATTAAACACACTCCAAACGAAAAAACGAAAAATTTAAAAACCTTGAAATCAAGGCATTTTTTCGTTTTTATTTTCTTGAAACGAAAAAACGCAAATTTTACTTCCCATATTTCATTTTTAAAAATTCCTTAAAGTTTTCCAACTCCGCTTTTGCTTCATCACACATTAAATTTACATTTCTAACATATCATAAAATACATTTTCTGATATTATTTCTATATTTTACCCACTTTATTTTAATTTTTCTGCTTTAAGATGAAGTCTCATTTTGTTGAGGTTAATAAAATAGTATTTAACGATTATCCAAGTACATGGCGAGCCAGTACTGACTGTATCTCATATATATTTGTATCTTTGGAAAATTGCTTTTTGATTGGAGCAGGTAGTCCTGGCATCCAAATTTTCAACTCCGCATCTAAGTCTAAGTGTCCTGCTGTTTCTATTGCGAAGTGAGTGATTTTGTTGTATGGCAACGAATGGTAGTCTACTTTCTTACCAGTGACACCTTGATGATCTATTAATAAAAGCCTTTTATTTGTAAAAATAAACTTATCTCTTATTAAAGAGTATGCACATTCTACAACCTCATCCTCATAGAAAAGTTGGCCATATTTTTTTAAAATTTCATCAACAGTAATTTTTGATGCATTACCCATTATTGATCCTAATATTCCCATAATTAATACCTCCTAGAGTTTGCTTTAGTTTATTTTGAAAATTTGCCAGTTTCTTTTAATAATCTCTTTTCTTCTGACTTAACGCGCCTCAGTAGCTAGATTTTTAGCAGTTATTGTAAATGTAGGTAAAAAATCTGCAAGTGGTCGATGTGCGAATGCAATTTCTTCTTTGCGTGAATTTCCATTTTGAGCTATTAAGTAACAAGCATATCTTGTCAACTTATAGTCTGTAACAGGTCTTCCAGCACCACTACCAAGCCTTACCATTTTCGTAATGTCACGAAAATGGTCAAAATCAGATTTTTTAATATTAAACACACTCCTTTACTTATACTTACTTCTTAGATAGTCCTTAAAACTTTCCAATTCCGCCTTTGCTTCATCGCTCATATCTTCATCAGTATGTGCTGCAAAAGTTTCTGGGTGATTTCTTATATTTGTGCGACCTAAAAGATAGTCTGTAGACACGTCAAAGAAGTCCGCAAAAACAACAAGTTCATCATCTCTTACTGAACGCTCATTAAGTTCTATACGTGATAGAATTCTATTGTTTAAATTAAGCTTTTCAGACAACTCTAATTGAGATAATCCGAGCTCTTCACGTAATTTTCTTATTTTGTATCCGATATTCACAACAATCACTCTCCTGGGCTTATTATATCACTTCTCCAAATTAGGGAAAATATAATTCCATAAAATATAGAAAAAATACTTGATTTCCACAAAAAAAGGAATTATAATAAGAATAGGAGGTGATGATATGCAAAGTATAAATCTAATTTTTATAAAAACAAGAAGAAAAGAACTAGGCTTAACACTACAGCAAATGTCCGACTCACTTGGGTTTAAAAAGGCAACCACATATTCTAACTATGAAAATGGAGATAGAATTATGAAAGCTAATATGCTGCCTACTTTGGCACAGATTTTACAATGCGACATAATGGATTTTTTTACCAAATAAATTCCATATTTTATGGAAATTATAACATTGCTAAAAATAAAAATGAAGTGCAGAAAATGCACTAATAGATGAAGAAAGGACAAATAATATGGACAATTTAAATATAAAGGTAAATATAGAAATTGAAAATTCAACTGAAGTTAAAGAAGAATTGACCCAAATCAACAATTTACTAATTGAAGTAAAAAATCGACTTGAGTCAATCAATCAGAAAGAATTAAATTTAAAGGTTTTCAAATAATTCTTTCTCAATGAATGGTCCTGTAGCATTACCAAGCATATCTTCAAAGGAATCAAAAGAAGTATTTAAAGAGACGTATTGGTCAAGTTTATCTCTATCAATGGAATCAAATTCTTCTTGAGTCCTTACTTTGAATCCACCAGCATCTAAGAAGGATTCAAAATCCTTGTGTTTAGTATGCGTAGTCATGAAAGATTCATTAAAGATTTCATCTAAACCAGTGGTTTTCATACTGCTCACCCCCTTTCATATAAAGAATTATACCACATGAGCAATATGGAAAAATAATTTTAATAAAGAAAGGATAAAAAATGGAAAATATTTATAAAAAATACAGGAAACTAGCAGGCCTAACTCAAGAGAAGGCCGCAGAACACTTAAATATTAGTATCGACACCATCAAGAGATATGAAAATGGTACATATATCCCACCAAATGATATAGCAAGAAGGATGTGTTTACTATATGGAGACATGAAGCTTGCGTACGAGCATTTGGAAAATAGCCAGGTAGGTGCAATGGTCCTTCCACCACTAAAAGATAAGGACTTGTGTTGCTCAACCTTAGGATTTTTAAACAGCTTACAAAACCTGGATAAGAAAAAAGCTGAACTTATTAGCATAGCATCAGATGGCATAATTTCAGACCATGAATTGAAATCATGGGAAGAAGCAGAAAAGTTAATAGGTAACATGATTAAAAGTTCATTTGAATTATTATATAGGAGGAAAAATAATGACAAAGATTAAAGTATCAGAAGCTGCTAAAATGCTTGGAGTTACAGACCAATTTGTTAGGATTGGACTTCAACGAGGGGCATTTGAATTTGGGACAGCTTTCAAGAAAAATGATAGGAGCAGGACATATAGTTATGTTATTTATCCTGAAATTCTTAAAAAAGTTGTCGGGGAAGATAGATATAAGGAGGTTGTTGGAAAATGCTAATCAAACAGGAGATTCAGATAATCCAGAACTCTAGATATAAATTCACTGCCGAATGCAGGGATTCTGTTTGGAAAATTTCGTGCTATAGAAAAAATGACTTCACAGGGTTCTTTAAGAACATGGGAAGCGTGATGATAATATCAAAAGATGCATTAGGATTTAGAACATTAAAAGCATTTAAGAAAATTGACAATAAGGGTCTCAAAATAAAGTTATTACAACTTGCATGTAAATATATGGATGAAAGAGAGGCAGCAGAATGTATTTATTAGAGGCTAGTGGTGAAATAATGATATGGCTGCTTATACTGGCCAGTCATATATTTAAAATTATGATAGCAGTTGGATTAGGGATTAATGTGATTTACATTATTTCAAAAATAAAAAAGAACAGGACCCGCAAGAAGTATTACGGATCCCATAAGTATTGTTACAAGTATTATAACCCAAAATACAGGCAAGGTCAAGGGAGGTATTCATATGTCAGGATGGATAAAAGTACACAGAAGAATCTTAAACAGCGTATTTTATAAGTCCCTGTTAGGCAAACAAAGGGATGTTATTATTACCATATTGTTGATGGCAGACCATGAAGAAAAGGAATGGGTTTACAAGGGAAAAAAATACAAAACTCTTCCAGGACAAGTATTTTCATCCCTTCAAGGAATCGCAAATATGTGTGGGAAAGATTGCACTCGCGAAACTGTGCGCACAACCATAACTCACGCAGAACAGTACGGTTTTTTAACCAAAGAAACACACAAAACCCACACACTTATAACTATTGAAAATTGGGAAACATACCAAGATATTTACACAAGAGAAACACAAAGTGCCCAAACAATCAACACAAAACCCACTGAGGGGCGCCCCCTAACAAGAAGAAAGAAGAAAGAAGATAATATATATAGTCCAAACTCTGACGAGTTTAGGCTATCCGATCTTCTTTATGGGCTTATAAGAAAAAACAATCCTAAATTTAAAGAGCCCAACCTTAATAACTGGTGTGGATATGTGGATAAAATGATTCGGTTAGATAAAAGGTCCGTTGATGATATTGAAGCTGTTATTAGGTGGTGTCAACAAGACGATTTTTGGCATAAAAACATATTATCGACCGACAAACTTAGGAAACAGTTTGACAAGCTTTACATGGGGATGCCGAAGGATAACAAGGTGATACCTTTCAAGAAGGACGGTGACGAAGATGGATGGAACTATATGTAATTTGGACGCAGAGATGGCCCTTTTAGGGTCCATAATTATCGATGAAAAGTTAATTGTAAAGGCTATTGAGGGTGGAATCACTCCTGGAGACTTTACAGGTGAAGGATTCGATATCCTATATCAATGCATGCTATCAATTCATAATTCGCGAAAGCCAATTGAAATGGTGAGTCTTGTTACTGAACTAAGAAAGCTTGGGGTAGAAGCTCCAGTCAGTATCATGAGCAATATGGCAGCTATGGGTGTTGTGTCTAATTTTAATTATTATGTAAACGAAGTACGAGATCACTCTTTTAGACGAAATTTTAAAGAACAAGTATTCAAGCTTGTAAGCGAGATAGAATATATGCAACCCTCAGAAATTAAGGGGAATCTTGAGGACATAGCCTCAAGATTAGATTGTGGGGGGAGTGCTGAAAGACTATTTATTGATGCATCCAATATCAAAAGAACAGACTTGAGTTCCGGCCTAGAAACTGGATTTGAAGACCTGGACACCTTGTTAGGTGGATTAGTATATGGCAGCCTGACAGTATTAACTGGTGAGCCTGGCTCGGGGAAATCTACACTATTAAATCAGATTATAGCCCAGAACCTCATGAATGGGCATAAGTGCCTACTTTACTCTGGAGAGTTGACTGGATTTAATATACTGCAATGGTTTATGAGAACCGTAGCAAACCCATCAGATCTAGCAGAATTTAAAAGTAAGGTGGGGACATATTATGATGTTAATTCACATGGGGAGTACAATATCAGAAAATGGATTGAAAATAAGCTGTTTGTATTTTCAGAAGATGTGAAATCAAGCATAGATAATCTAACAACAAGTATTGAATATTTAATAAGGACTAAGGATGTCAAATTATTTGTCTTAGATAATATGATGACTATTGATAACTCGGGGTTAGAAGAGTATGAAAAACAAAAAAAATTAGCAAAAAAATTGAAGGAATTGGCCAGGAGGCATAATGTTTGCGTAATTTTGGTCGCTCACCCCAAGAAAAAAAATGACAGAGATAAGTATCATATGCATGATGTTGCTGGGGCAAGTGAAGTAGTGAATTTAGCTGACTATGAGCTGATATTGACTAGGGAAATTAAGAACGATCCAAATTCAGACGGTGTATCTGATATCACCAAAATTGGGATTTTAAAAAATCGTATAACAGGAAAGCAGGGGGTCGATCGTAGGTTGAACTTCGACTCAATGAGAAAAAGATTTTGGATAAACCCTGGCGACAAAACAAAAGATTATTTATATGACAGAGAAAATCAAGTTAGCTTTGTAGAACTAAACGAAGTGGCTAATGATATTCCGTTTTAATGGGAGGGAACGCTGATTATGGAAGTGGTTGAAGAATACTTAAAAAACCTTAAAAGATTTGAAGATGCTGAAAAGTATTTCGAGTCTTTGAGCGATGAGCAGCTTAAGGATATAGAGTCCACAAAAGAGTATGCTGCATTCTTAAAAATTTGGGGAAATCTAGAAAGGTTATATCCACTTGCAAAGGCAGCTGGGTGTACTAGAATAAAATATTATAATTAGGAGCGTGTTAATATGAAAGCACCGTGCTATCACTGTAAATTCAGATGCCTACATTGTCATGACACCTGCATTAAATATAATGAATACAGAGTTGAGCGAGAGATGATCTATAAAAAAGCAAAGACAAGCGTCGATATTAGGGGTTATTTCCAAGATGAAAGGAATAAAAACATCTGGGGCCCGGGAAGAAGGAGATAGAATATTCTACTGATGAACAGGGGGGTGTTTACATGTATAAAGTTCCGTTAGAAGCTCCGAAGTATTGCAATAAATGCCTACTTGGGATGTGTTGCTACCGTCTTCCCCTACAAAGAGATAGGGTGGATAAAGAATATTCTAGTGTAGATGGAATGGAATGCAGACAGGGCACATATGGATATGTTTGCAATATTCAATTTGAGATATTAGGTGTGTATGAGAATGTTCAAAGAGCTAATATTGGTGAAGATATTATAAAGCCTAGTTGGTGCAGGCTAGAGGAAATAAAATAAAGATACTTATGATATATAGAGCGGTATGCGCAAAAATTGCACAGGCCACCGTAAAAGGAGCATAAAACATGGATGAAAATCAAAAACAGAAATTTAAAATAAAGCTAATATCTCTAAATGAAAAGTTAAGGAAAAAACGAGATTTAGAAATGGAAATAGCTAGTCTAAAAAGAGAGATATTAAATGAAACATCTTTAACTAATCAAGATAGAAATATAATATCTATACCAATAGATTATTATAGAGGGGATATCTATTCCCAAATTAAACAAATATACGAAAATTGCAATAGGGAATTGCCGGAGATTTTAAGAGATTAGGATAGATAATTAGAAAGGAATTACCGAAATGAAGGTAGATAAGATATACAGGTTAGAGTCTAGGATAGACTTTATGGATAACATAACAATTAACGATAAATTCTATACAAGCAAGGAAGAAGCCTTGCAGCAACTGGCAGATTTTAAGGAAGAAATAGAAGAAGCATATGCAGACTATGATGGTATAGAATATGGAATTCGTATAGTTTTACAAGAAATAAAGCTAACAGGGATAGAGGATATAGATTGTGATGCAAAAGAAATATTGCTATCCGAGTGGGTTCGTGATGAAAAAGCCACAGAAGAGCAATGGGATGATATGAGAAGAGATGGTAAAGAAGTAGATAAGAGCATACAAATAGGTATGTGGGAAGATTATGACATTAACTAACTAGATGGAGGAAAGTAATGAATAATAACTTCAAGAAAAAATGCTGTTCTTTTTGCAATAAAGAACTTAATTTGTCTTTAAAAAACCACTACATTGTAATTGACACATCTAGCACTACTCTGTTTAATGGAAACACATATTATGATGCTGTTGATTGTAATAATTGTGGAAGACAAAATATAATGGGTGAGCGATATATTAAAAAAGTTAAGAAAGATGAGGACATAGATGAATAATGTTGTTTTAGTTGGAAGATTAACTAAGGACCCTGAACTTAGATATATTACAGGGTCAGGTACACCAGTAGCCACTTTTACCATGGCTATTGATAGAGATTATAAAAATAAGGACGGGTCAACTACTACAGATTTCATACCTGTAGAGATAATGGGCAAGCCTGCAGAGTTTGTTGCTAATTACATTCCCAAAGGCAGGCTCGTAGGAGTTCAAGGATCTATCAGGGTAGATAGATACGATACTCCGGATGGAGAAAAAAGAACTTTCACTAAGGTGGCAGGCCGCAATATAAAAGCTCTGGAGAGTAAATCAAAATCTGGACAAAAGGGACAGGAGCTACCACAAGAAGCCCCGGCCGAGTTCAGCGCTGTAGAAGATGACGACATTCCATTTTAATTAAAAAAAGGGGGGATTAACATGTGGGCTAAATTACGACCAGGAGAGTGTGAGTTTTGTGGCGAAGAAAAACTGAAAGAAGAAAGCAAAATTGGAACATTTTATGTATGCCCTGGCTGCGGCATGGTACACGGAGAGTTTCATGACAGAAATAATGAGTATAGACAGTCATGGTATGAAGTTGAGGGGAGGTGATATCATGGGTAGTGTTAGAATAAAAAAGGAGTTTTATGAAAGTTCAGAGATGATTCTTAGAAATTATAGAGCAATCGTTAGGCATATAAAAATACTAGAAGATACGATGTCAGAGATAGAAGAATATAGATCCAGGGGAATTAAGTCAATTTCGACCGATGGAGTTAGGGTATCGTCTGCCCAAGGGGATTCTATTGGTAATCAGGTTGTGAAAATATCTGAAATGATTGAAACGGTAAGACTAGAAATAAAAGATGAAAAAAATATATTTCTATCATTAAAAAATGCATGAGCGAATTAGCCGATGAGGAAAGAGAAATACTTGAGATGAGGTATTTTGATAACATCCCCGACTCTAAAATCGCTGAGTTTACTAGCTATGAAAGGTCATGGATTCAGAGAAAAAGGGCAGCAGCAGTTCGCAAGATTGCAATAGCACTATTTGGCATGAAATGCATGGAATGTAATGAAAGTAGTGCAAATTGAGCAGCTAATTGAGGAAAAGTAGCACACTTTTAGCACAGAAATGGGCAAATATCTGTGTTATAATATATTCAGGTCAAAGAGGCAGCAGATTTAAAAAAGCATCCAGACATATGAAAGAGGAGATTGTTTTCTCCTCTTTTTTATGGTATGAAAAAGGAGGTGTAGACGTGAATTTTGTTGAGCCAATTAGAGACAACAATAAGATCCAAGATATTCTGGGATATCTCAAAAGGACTAACGAGAGGAATTATATAATGTTTATGTTGGGGCTATATACTGGGCTTAGAATATCTGATATTTTGAAGCTGCAGGTCAAACATGTTAGGGATAAAGATGTAATTAGGATGCGTGAGCAAAAGACAAATAAACAAAAGTCCATACCAATAAACGGGCCACTTAAAAGAGCCCTTAATAGCTATGTAGAAGGCAAGGAAGAATACGAGTATTTAATTGCCAACAGCAAAACAGGGATATCTCCAATATCGAGACAGCATGCATATGAAATCATAAGGAGCATTGGCATTATGTTTGGCGTTCCTAATTTAGGAACCCACTCGCTGCGAAAAACATTTGGATATCACTATTATCAAAAGACTAATGATATAGCAATATTGCAAGATATATTTAACCACTCTGATCCAGCGATTACACTTCGCTATATCGGCATTAACGAGGATACAATTGCCGACGCGTACGCTTCAATTAGGTACTTTTGATATTAAATTCTGACATATTGAAAGGGTGTCAGGTATAAAGGGAATTTTTAGGTAATAAAATCAAAGTAAATATTGAAATTTTAGTAGCCCGCGCATGCCCAAAAAAAACAAATAAAAACATGACAGAATAATAGATATGTCAGATTTTACATTAAAAATAAGGGTGGTTTTTAAAACCCCCGGGGTATAGTCTAGAATTAACACCCAAGGGGATGGAATTTAAAGGAGGGGACAGCAATAGGAAAGACTCGGCCAGATAGAACAGGGACCCATAGGACAGTATACGAGAGCAACCGGAAGAAGATTTTAAAGATGAATTGCACATGTGGAATATGTGGGAGGCCAGTGGACAAGACGCTTAAGCCACCTGATCCGCTTGCTCCAGTTGTTGATCATATAATTCCAGTTAATAAAGGTGGGCACCCGTCAGACATTAAGAACTTGCAGCTAGCGCATGCAACCTGCAATAGGCAGAAATCAGATAAATTGTTCAAAACCACTATCGACCCCAATAAGGGGCTTATATTAGGCAACAGAAACCTACCGCTAAGCATAGACTGGACAAAATACAAGAGCAAATAAAAGACTAGTCTTTATAAGCTTAGAGGGGGGGATACCTCCCCCCTCTCTCCGCGCTCCAGGAGTTCAGGCTTACTGTACATATTTTCACACGCAATAAAAAAATAGGAGGTGATAACGTGGAAAAAAAAGGGATTGAATATCTCAGAAATAAGCTAAGAGCGAGGTCTGGCAGGGTAAGGCATCGCTATAAGCAATATGATATGAAATATATCGATAATGACAGAAGTATAACTATCCCTGAAAATATAAAGCAAAATTATAGGGCTGTATTAGGGTGGTGCACAAAGGCAGTTGACTCAATTGCAGATAGGCTTGTATTTAGAGGATTTGAAGATGATACTTTAAATATTAATTCAATATTTCAAATGAATAACCCGGATGTTTTTTTTGATTCTGCGATTTTATCTGCACTGATAGGATCTTGTTCTTTTGTATATATATCCGAGGGGACAGAAGGATATCCTAGATTGCAGGTAATTGAGGCTGATAAAGCTACTGGTATAATAGATCCAATTACTGGACTGTTAACAGAAGGATATGCCATTCTAAAATTAGATGAAATGGGCAATCCTATTATAGAGGCCTATTTTGAACCGTTTTGCACAACTATTATCAGTGGTGGGAAAATTGAGGAATATAGGCATGGCGTTGCGTACCCACTGCTTGTTCCTATTATTCATAGGCCAGATGCAGTAAGGCCGTTTGGCAGATCAAGAATAACCAGGGCGGGGATATATTATCAAAAGTATGCCAAAAGAACACTTGAAAGATCAGATGTAACAGCTGAATTTTATTCATATCCACAGAAATATGTGCTAGGCATGGAAAGTGAAGCTGAAAAATTTGACACATGGAAGGCTACAGTTTCTTCAATGCTAAGAATCGATAAGGATAGTGATGGTGGGCATCCAGTAGTTGGTCAGTTTTCAACAGCTAGCGTAAGCCCTTTTATGGAGCAACTAAGAATGGCAGCTGCGGGGTTTGCTGGCGAATCAGGGCTAACCTTAGATGATCTTGGCTTTGTATCAGACAACCCAAGTTCTAGTGAAGCAATTAAGGCTAGCCATGAAACATTGAGGATAATGGCTAAGAAAGCACAAAGATGTTTTTCTAGTGGTTTTTTGAATGTGGCATTTTTAGCATGCTGCCTTAGAGATGGACAAGCCTATTTTAGGCATGAATTTTCTAAAGTAAATGTGCTATGGGAAAATGTATTTGAAGTGGATGCTTCGGGAATGGGTTTAATAGGAGACGCTATTGTGAAAATAAATCAGGCAATTCCAGGTTATTTTGACGATAAAGATGTTAGAAATATGTTAGGGAGGTAATCTATGAAAGATATTGCTCCAGAATTGCTCTTAAAATTACAAGAATCCTTTAGGGTTAAATTTAAGAGAAATCAGAACATACAACATTTAAATAATCGATTAATATCAGGAAAAGCAACCTATAGGGATGTTAATGACATGGCTATGGAGCTAGGTAATTTACTAGCCCAAGTATACAGAGAGAACATATCTGAAGATATTCTTCCCGATGGCAGATTATACTACAATATAGGACAAAGGGTGATTGCTCCTACTATGAAACAAAACTATGAAATATTATCTGAATATGCAAGAGACACTCAAACATTAGTTAATCAAGCTAGTGGGTTGGGAATTATAGGGAAAAAAGCAGACTTAAATCAGGATAGAATTCGTGGCATAGTTGATAAATTAGATAAGGATGTTTTTTTAAAAACAAAATGGCTACTAGATGAACCTATTAAAAATTTCACTCAATCAATTGTAGATGATACAGTCAAGGTAAATGCAGAGCTTCATCATAATTTAGGTCTAAATCCTAAAATTATAAGAACCGAAGTAGGTAATTGTTGTGACTGGTGCAAGGCAGTAGCTGGAGTACATGAATATGCAGCCGTGAAGGACGTATCTCAAGAATTTATCAATACAAGTACTAACAAAAAAAATAAGGTTGGGCATGATGTATTTAGGAGGCACAGTCGTTGTAGATGTACAGTTGAATACTCTCCTGGGGACAACAGAAGGCAAAATGTGCATTCAAAGTCATGGAGAAGTGAGAGGAATGGGAATAGACAGGCATATTAAGTTACGAGCGTGCTTGTTGTTGAAAGGGGAAAAGAAATGACAAGAATTGGCAATCAATTCCCCACTAGGTCTTTTATTTTGCCATACAAGGGTAGCTGTTACGAGGATGCTATAAAATATTATGAGGATTCCGGCAGAATATCCATGGCCTGGCAAAAAGAATTGGTTAAACACATAATGGCTATCAATGTAGATGGACTCTGGACACATACCAAGTTTGGATATTCTATTCCACGTAGAAATGGTAAAAATGAAGTCGTAACCATAAGGGAGTTATATGCCCTGGAACATGGAGAAAGGTGCCTGCATACGGCACATAGGACTAATACTTCACATTCTGCATGGGAAAGACTAAAAACGATATTAGAAAAAAAGGGTTATATAGAGGGTGAGGACTTCATTTCGCTAAAAGCAAAGGGGAATGAAAGACTAGAACTCTTATCAACAGGAGGTCGTGTCGAATTTAGAACAAGGACATCTACAGGAGGTCTTGGAGAGGGGTTTGATCTTCTAATAATTGATGAGGCCCAGGAATACACTGAGGACCAGGAGAGTGCATTGAAATATACGGTTACCGACTCTAAAAACCCACAAACATTATTTTGTGGAACACCGCCTACATTGGTATCAAGCGGGACGGTATTCATGAAAATGAGGGATAAGGTCCTAGCTGGTTTAACAAAAAATTCAGCTTGGGCAGAGTGGGGAGTAGATGAGGAATCTGATCCAAGCGATAAGGAACTTTGGTATAAAACGAATCCATCTCTAGGTACGATATTCACAGAAAGAAGTATTGAAGATGAAATTGGTGATGATATCGTCGATTTTAATATTCAGAGGTTAGGGCTGTGGATCAAATATAACCAAAAGTCAGATATTTCTAAATCAGACTGGGATAAATTAAAAGCCTTAAGGCTACCTAGATTTGTTGGTAAAATCCACATAGGCATTAAATATGGTCAAAATGGGAAAAATGTAGCATTAGCAGTGGCCGTCAAGACTCTATCAAAAAAAATATTTGTAGAATGCATAGATTGTAGGTCTGTTAGACAAGGCAATTTATGGATTATAGATTTTCTCAAAAAAACCGATTTCGATAAAGTTGTTATTGACGGAGCAAGTGGACAAAGTATTCTTGCTGGACAAATGAAAGACTTTAATATTAAGACCCCTACACTGCCTACTGTTAAGGAAATTATTACAGCAAACTCCACATGGGAACAAGGCATTTTTTCCCAAAAAATACTTCATTTGGGACAGCCAAGTTTAAGCGAAACCGCAACAAACTGTGTTAAAAGGCATATTGGGAGCGCTGGAGGATTTGGCTACAAGTCACTGTATGATGATAACGACATATCTATAATGGATGCCTGTATTTTGGCATATTGGTCATGTAATTCAGAAAAACCAAAGAAAAAACAAAAGACGTATTACTAAAGGACTCTATTGAGTCTTTTTTTAATATATATTACGCATACCACGCGGAAAGTGGGAGAAAGGGAATAAAATGGCAGAATTTAAAGCGATTACAACACAGGAAGAGTTTAATGCAGCAATATCAGAAAGACTTATTAGACAAAAAGAAACTATAGAAGCCAATTATAAAAACTATAATGACATAGTGGCTGAAAACGAAAGACTAAAAAATGAGCTAGCAGAAAATAAGAGTGCATTGGAAAATAGCACGATTAAATTAAATAGTCTGACAAATGATTTGGAAGAAATGACAACTAAAGTCAATGGATATGAACTTGAGAAAATGAAGACGACTATAGCGCTACAAAATGGAATTCCGTTCGGTCTAGCATCAAGATTAGTCGGGTCAACAGAAGATGAAATATTGCAAGACGCAAAGTCTCTTTCAGAAATGGTGTCGCAACAAAAAAACACAGCACCTCTTAAAAGCACTGAGCCAGTAGATTTAAAGGACAGTGGATATAAGAGCCTGCTAGGAAATCTTAATTTAGAAGGAGAATAAAAAATGGCAGAATTATCAAGAGGAACTTTATTTGACGCAACATTAGTATCAGATTTAATCAATAAGACAAAAGGAAAGTCTTCACTCGCAGTTTTATCTCAGCAGGAACCAATTCCATTTAACGGGATGAAGGAATTCATATTTTCAATGGATTCAGAGGTAGATGTTGTTGCAGAAAATGGAAAGAAAACACATGGAGGAGTATCCCTAGAGCCAGTTAAGATTATACCAATCAAAGTAGAATATGGGGCAAGAGTATCCGACGAATTTTTATTTGCATCGCAGGAAGAAAAAATTAATATCCTAAAAGCATTTAATGATGGTTTCGCAAAAAAACTTGCCAAGGGTATTGATCTTGTGGCCTTTCACGGAGTTAATCCTAGGACGGGCACTGCTTCTGCAGTAATAGGTACAAATAACTTTGATTCAAAGGTTACACAGAAAGTTGTATTTAAAAAAGAAACGGCAGAAGACAATCTTGAGGCAGCAATAGCAATGGTTCAGGGTTCAGAACGAGAGGTAACTGGAATGGTTTTTTCTACAGACGTAACGTCAGCACTGGCAGCCATAAAGGTTAATGGAGTGAGGCAGTATCCAGAATTGAGATTTGGAGCGAACCCAGGGACTCTTGGAGGCATGAAGATGGATATCAACAAGACAATTAAATCAACAACATCAAATGATGTAGGTATTGTTGGAGATTTTGAATCTATGTTCAAATGGGGTTATGCCAAGGAAGTATTGTTTGATGTAATTCAGTATGGCGACCCAGACAACTCAGGTAAGGATCTAAAGGGATATAATCAGGTATACCTAAGAGCAGAAGCGTATGTAGGCTGGGGTATTCTTGATGGTGATTCATTTGCAAGATTAACTACGGTTTAAGGAGGCTTATATGATCTATTTAAATACAAAAACAGGGGCTATCATTGATAGCCCAACTGCAATTTCAGGAGGGAATTGGGTACCTGAGAGTGAGGTTCATGAAGGCAATACTGCAGTAGCTGGCAGTGGGCTAGGTGAAAATGAAAAAACCGAGAATACAGCCACTTCTGATAACGCCTCAAGTATTGGAGTAAACCTTGATTCCATATCTAAAAAAGATATAATGCAGGAGCTTGATGCATTAGGGGTGAAGTATAACCCAAAAGACAATAAGGCGACTCTATACGCTCTCCTAGGGTAGGTGATATAAATGGTGCCACTAGCAACTATAGACGATTTAACCAATTTGTGGAGGTCACTTACCGTGGACGAACAAGCAAGGGCATCCGAACTACTAGGAGTGGTGTCAGATATTCTAAGAGAGGAAGCTATTAAGGTAGGCAAGGATCTAGATAGAATGATATCTGAAAGACCCTCATTTTCTACAGTAGTTAAATCTGTAGTGGTTGATATCGTTGGAAGAGCGCTCATGACACAAACTTCTGGAGAACCAATGATTCAATCAAGCGAATCTGCGATGGGATATTCTTGGTCAGGTACTTTTCTAGTCCCTGGTGGAGGCTTATTTATTAAAAATACAGAGTTGACTAGACTGGGCCTTAAAAGGCAAAGATATGGGGTGATGGAGCTTTATGAGTAGAATAAAAGGAATTCAAGTAATCCTCATTGATAAAAAAAATAGCATGAGTATAGATCCATTTGGAAATGAAGTATTTTTTGAAAAAGAAATAAAAGTGAACAATGTGTTAGTGACTCCAGTTAGTTCAGATGATATAGTAAGTCAGCTTAATATAACTGGTAAAAAGGCTGTATATTTACTGGCAATTCCCAAGGGGGACACTAACAATTGGGAAGATAGAGAAGTTATATTTTTTGGACAGAGGTGGAAGACTTTTAATTTTGTAACTCAAGGCATTGAAAATATGATCCCTTTGGACTGGAATAAGAAGGTTATGGTGGAAAGATATGGCTAAATATAAATTTACTCTAAATAAAAGGGGCGTCCGAGAGTTGCTTCGTGGAGAAGAAATTCAAAGAGTGTTAAACGAAAAAGCTGAACAAATTCAATCACGCTGTGGGATTGGGTATGAAAAAGATAGTTATATCGGAAGATTTCGAGCCAATTCCATGATATATGCAAATACATATGGAGCGAAAAGAGACAATTTAAAAAACAATACAATATTAAAGGCGTTGAGATAATGATAGAGTTAGCAATAAAAAAGCATCTAGAAATGAAATTAGACGTTCCAGTATTGCTTGAATATAGACCAAAAGGTAAAAGATTTATTGTTTTTGAAAAAATAGGCAGCAGTAAGAAAAACCATATGAATATGGCTAGATTTGCCTTTCAGAGCTATGCGGAGTCTCTTTATCAAGCAGCCAAATTAAATGAAGATTTAAAAGAAGCAGTAGAATCACTCATTGAAAGTGATTCTATTGCATTTTCTAAGCTGGAAAGTGACTATAATTTTACTGATCAAGAAACAAAAAAATATAGATATCAAGCAGTATTTGAAATTAAATATTAAAAAGCAAAATGCAGAAAGGAAAATAAAATGGCAGAAGTTACAAATACAAATAATGCGAATAATGTTAGCTTTGGCAAGCCCAAGATAGGAGGAGCAATCTTTTCAGCTCCATTGGGAACAGCACTCCCAAAGAATGCCACATCTGAGCTTGATAAGGCTTTTAAGTGCCTAGGATATGTATCTGAAGATGGAGTAACTAATGAAAACTCTCCTGATTCAGAAAAAACGAAGGCTTGGGGAGGTGACGTTGTTCTAGTTTCCCAGAAAGAAAAAGAAGATAATTTTACCTATACTCTCATAGAAACTAATATAAATGTTCTGAAAGAAATATATGGAGCAGAGAATGTTACTGGGGAGCTAAAGACAGGAGTGACTATTAAGGCTAACTCAAAACCAATGGAATCCCATTCCATCGTAATTGAGATGATTTTAAAGGGAGGGTTACTTAAGAGAATAGTAATGCCTAATGCTACTGTATCAGAAATAGGTGATATCGAGTATAACGATGAGGACCCTATTGGATATGAAGTAACTGTATCGTGCGTTCCAGACGAAGACGGAAATACGCACTACGAATATATTCAGAGCAAGCAGTAAAGGAGATATAAATGAGCCAGGAAATCAAATACATAAAAGGACAAACAAAAAGAGGGTTTAAATTTTCTATAAATCCTAAAGATTTAGATGATATAGAGTTTATGGAGCTTCTAGGTGAGGCAGATAAGGATCCAACTCTACTGCCAAAGGTAATTATTAGGCTATTTGGAGAGAATGGCAAGAAAAGAATGTATAACACCTACCGAGATGAAAAAGGGAGGGTTCCTCTTACAGAAATAAGCAAGGCTCTTATCGAAATTTTCAATTTATCAGGCGCACTAAAAAAATAAGTATCCTCGCACGTATGATAGGTCTCGACGAAGATTCACTGATTTGTGATCTTGCTGAGACCTATCATATTTTTAATTACAGAGAATATCCAGTAAGTTTAATTGCTACACTAGCAAATGGACTTAGAAAAGACTCAAGGATAAAACAAAAATTGTCAGGACAAGATGTGACAATGGACAGCTTATTGAATGCATGCATTCTTGATGAACTGCGATTTATTTCATGGTCAAAGACCAAAGATGCAAGCAAAAACAAAAATAGGCCTAAATCAGTCGCTAAGTCCTTATTAGGGTTGGATAAGAAAAAGGATAAAACTCATATTACATTTAGTACGTGCGAGGAGTTTGAAAAAGCAAGACGTGAGCTATTAGCTATAGGAGGTGGCAGATAATGGCAACTGAGTTAGGAAAAGCATATGTCCAAATTATACCCTCAGCAAAAGGGATAGCTAATAATGTGTCTGGAGAACTAAATGGAGAAATGGATCAAGCAGGGACAGTTGCGGGGTCAGGATTAATAGGGGCGATGAAAAAAGTAATTGCTGTTGCTGCGATTGGAAAAGCAATTGGAGCCTCACTTGCGCAAGGTGGGGAACTTCAGCAGTCGTTGGGTGGAGTGGAAACCTTATTTAAAGATAGTGCAGATAAAGTAAAACAATATGCCTCGCAGTCATACAAGACAACTGGACTATCGGCTAATGAGTATATGCAATCTGTAACAGGATTTTCAGCTAGCTTATTGCAATCACTTGGTGGGGATACAAGAAAGGCAGCAGATATATCCAATATGGCGATGACTGATATGGCAGATAATTCAAATAAAATGGGCACATCTATGCAAGACATACAAAATGCATATCAAGGATTTGCCAAGCAGAACTATACAATGCTTGATAACCTTAAGTTAGGATATGGTGGAACTAAATCTGAAATGGAAAGACTGCTAGCAGATGCACAGAAGTTAACTGGAGTTAAATACGATATAAATAATCTGTCAGATGTATACTCCGCAATTCATGCGATACAGGGGAAACTAGATATAACGGGAACAACTGCTAAGGAAGCTGCGACAACATTTGAAGGATCCTTCAATTCTATGAAAGCATCCTGGAGGGATTTGCTAGGTAACATGTCTACAGGTGGAGATATTACAGGGCCTTTGAAAAACTTGGCCGAAACAGCCTCTACATTTATTTTTAAAAACCTTCTTCCAATGGTAGGCAATATCATAAAATCAATCCCAACAATGGTTGTTACAATTATTAGAACCGCGATTCCCGCAATAATGTCTGAAGGTCCAAAAATCATACAAGGATTGTTTGACGGGATGAATGATGCTCTTGATTTTGGAATGACAGACTTTGCATCTAACCTTTCTGAAGTGATAGATATGTTTGTGAATCAAGTTTTACCCAACTTGCTGCAAACAGGAGTAAAAATTATTCAGAACATTCTTCAAGGTTCAACATCAGCACTCCCACAGATATTATCTCAAGGTGTGAGCATAATATCCTCATTGGTCGAGGGCATACTACAGGCTATTCCTCAGATAGTCATGACTATGGGGCAAGTGGTGATTTTAATGGTTCAAGCGTTGGTTACAAGCATCCCAGTATTTTTACAAAAAGGCTCAGAATTGATTCTAAACTTAATAGACGGGATTACTCAAAACGGGCCAGCAATTGCAAAAAGCATATTTGACACATTGGTGAAGCTAATAACTGTTATATTAGAAAACTTACCAAAGTTTCTACAGAAAGGAATGGAGATAATAGCTCATCTTGCGAAGGGTATTATCGAAAGACTTCCAGATATAGTTATGGCCTTGGGGAAAATATTGTTGTACATGCTACAGGCATTAGCCCAAGTTCTTCCTAAAATACTTAAGTGTGGAATAGAGATAATAAAATCATTAATAACAGGGATGCTACAAATGTTAGGAGAAGTTCTAAGCGCTATAGGAAGGATACTTCTTAGTGTCTTGCAGGCGATAGGTGGAGCTATGTCGAGGTTCTTGCAAAGCGGAGGAGAAATGATTAGAAATATAGCTCGAGGAATCTCTAATGGAGTTTCAATCCTTATATCAAGTATCAGCAATGGAATCAGAGGAGCATATAATGAAGTTAAGGGTTGGTTAAATAGATTTTATGAGGCTGGCAGCAATATTGTACGCATGATTGGTGATGGGATATCAAATGCTATAGGATATGTGACAGATGCCATCGGAAATGTTGCACAGGCAATAAGAGATTTTCTTCCATTTTCACCAGCTAAAGAGGGACCACTGCGTGATATTCATAGGTTGAATTTCGGTGGAACTATTGCCGATTCAATTGATTATGGCAGAGCAGAGGTTAACTCCGCAATTAAATCGTTGGCAACAGATGTAAATGAAGGATTGAATTTTACTTCAACCGTTGGTGTTGATAGAGAAATTAGTGAAAATCTAGCGAAAGATATAAGCGACAATTACTTATATAAGATAGATTCACTAAAAGATGATAAGTCAGACCTTGGAAGCATCCTTTCCAAGTTAAGGGAACTTTCTGATGTAATTTCATCTAGAAATAATATGCAGGTCGTATTAGACTCAGGGACTTTGGTTGGAGAGGTCATTGAAGATATAGATATAGGGCTAGGAATTTTGAAGAGAAGAAAGGAAAGGGGGGAGTAATATGGGATATGGTGTAACGTTTAATAATAAGCATTCATTTAAAAGCTTTGGGCTTATTATGCAAAAAGTGGCTATCGGTATGCCAAGGGTAAAAACAGAGATTATAGATATTCCTGGAGCGGATGGTTCAAAAGACCTAAGTGAAACTTTAGCAAGTAGACCGCTATACGGAAACAGAGAAATTAGCATTACTCTTGCTGTCCCCCATGAGTGTCATGATTGGCTACCTTTAATATCTAGAGTATCTAACTTTATTCATGGGCAATCAATGAAAATTGTATTTGACTCAGACCCTCAATATTTTTATAAGGGACGATGCAGTGTGGAGACAGTAAACACGTGGGAGGCTCTGCCTGAAATTGCTATAAAAATTACAGCAGACCCATTTAAAATTTCCGAAAAGTCAAAAGAGGTAAGTATATCAGGAACAACTACTATCGAATTTGACGAAACAAAAAGAATTGTAATCACAGAATTGCAAACAGCATCATCAGGGATGAGCTATACAGTTAGAGGGAAGCAAATCCAAGTAAATTCAGGAAACAATAAAGCGAATATAGATCTATTTGGACATGGGCAGATAATTATTTCTGGCTATGGAAAAATAAAAATCAAATACGAAACGAGGGAGATATAATGTATAAAGTATATTGTGACGGAGAACTAATATATCTCCCAGGAGATCCAGAACGGTCATTAATTGCCCCGAAGGCAGATATTGAGGTCAACAAGGCGGGCTCTTTTGACTTTACAATTGTACCAGGTCATTTTATTTATGACAAGATTAAAAAATTAAACTCAAGTATTTCAATCCTGAATATGGAAGGAGATAAAGAAATATGGGCTGGAAGGCCAACAGAAGTATTAGTCGATTTTTTCAATCAAAAAAAAGTGCATTGCGAAGGAGAATTGGCATATCTAAACGATTCTATTCAAAGGCCTAGAGAGTACAGAGGAGTCTCTGTTGTAGGGTATTTAAATCATTTGATAGACAACCACAACGCACAGGTTGGTGAAGATAAACAATTTAAGGTTGGAATTGTTACCGTAAGAGATTCTAATGATTATCTTCTTAGATATACTAATTGGGAGTCAACCTATAAGGCGATATTTGAAGACCTGATAGAGCCATTGGGAGGATACGTGTTTATAAGAAAAGAAAACAATGTTAGGTATATCGACTATCTTGCAGATTTTATGCACACAAATACCCAGAAGATTGAATTTGGGGAGAATTTGTTGGATTTTAGCAAAAACTTTGAAACAACAGATGTTACAACATGCCTTATCCCCTTAGGTTCTAAAATCGAAAATCCAGAAATTGAAGCTTTAGGAGAGAGAGTTACTATAGAATCAGTCAATGGTGGCATTGACTACATCATGAGCCCAGAAGCAGCCGCTCTTTATGGAAAAATAAGCAAGACAATTACATATGATGATGTAAAGGACCCAAATGCCCTTTTAAGAAAAGGAAAGAGCTATCTTAAAGCAGTTCAATGGGAGAATATGACACTGGAAGCCAAGGCTATTGATCTTCACTTTATCAACGGCAACATAGAGCAGTTTAAAGTAGGAGAATACATCAGAGTGGTATCTAACCCTCATGGAATGGACACCAATTTCCCGCTTGTAAAAATGTCCATAAAGCTTGACAAGCTATCTGAAAACATAGTGACTTTAGGGACTAAAAGGAGTTTATCATTAAGCACCTCAAGTATTGAGGCTAATGCAGAAATTAAAAAGGCTCTAGACAAGGTCCCTCAAAAGTATGATGTCATAGAGCTAGCTAAATCTAATGCGACCAAGATTATAGACAAGGTGATGGGAGGCTTTGTCGTTAAAAGCGAGAATGAGCTTCTAATTATGGATACAAATGATATTAAAACGGCCAAAAATGTTTGGAGATGGAATGTCAATGGACTAGGCTATAGTAGTAATGGGTATAGCGGCCCTTATGGCACTGCACTAACAATGGATGGAGCGCTAGTCGCTGATATAATCACCACAGGGATCCTTAAAGGTGGAAAAGTTCACTTCAATCTAAACCAAGGAACATTTATACTCGGGGAGTCAGAGGCTGATTACTTTTTAAAATTTGATGGGGAAAAATTGAGATTTGGTGCAGGTGCAATTGAGTCATCGAGTCTAACTGACGATTTGAAAAATGAGCTAAAGGGCGAAGATGGTAGCGACGCTAATATTTTCGAGTGGTTAAAAGACTGGAATTCTACAGCCACAGTAATAGATGGGGCAAGAATGATTACTCCCAATTTATACACCGGAGATAGTGACACTGGCTTATTTTTAAATGTACACGGGTTATACGCCAGAAAAGACGGCAAGTTAACAGCTTTTATTAGCACAGATGGTTCTGGATTTTTTGGAAACGAAAAAGATAGCATAGAGTGGGACCCATACGGGAATATAACTCTTCCTAAAATAACTACCGATGCTATTTATCCGGGTGAAAATGAGCGTATAATTTTAGAACGAGGAATAGCACCGGGGGCAAATGACGCTAAATCTATCGATGCAACAGGCGACGCTATTAGACTAAAATATGGAGCTAATTCATACGTAAGCGTTAGTAATTTTGGAGTGAGTGCATATAGAAATGGCGAGCGTAAGTTTGCAACAGCTGGCCAATATGACGGCATATCCGTAGCAAGTGGAACGGTGATGAGCTTAGATAACCCTAGCTCGTTAATGGTAGTTAGTGACAACACATATTGGGTCAGGTGTAGTGGGACAATGGTCTTGATGGCAGATAGTGACGGTGTATATTCGAGCAGCACGAAGTTAAGTTCGGACGCAAAATTAAAAGAAAATCTATGTAAAATTGGTGACACTGTCGTTATTCGCAAGAATGAAAATGTTAAATTTACCAACTTAACTGGAGATGATGTTTTTGATTTTTTAAAAAACACGTCTCTTTTTAATTATAACTTTAAAGGACGTCAAGAGCCTTGTTTTTCGCCAGTAGCCCAGCTAATAAAAGATCCTGTTAGAAAATACATAGTGTCATTCAACAAACACACAAAATCATACTCGATTGATGCGTATAATTACGTATCAATAATTCATGCGGGAATGCAAGAAGAAATTAAAAAAAGGGAGGCCCTTGAGGAAAGAGTAAAGACCAGTGAGGATAAAATTAAAGAGTTGGAAAGAAATATTTATGAACTAAAAAAAATCGTACTTAACAAAGACTATTAGAAAGTGAGGTAAAAACATGGCATTAATGGATATAGGCAAGGCTTGTTATAAAATTACTATGATAGACGGTCATATAGACGACTGCTATGCAACTCAGTATGACACGGCTCGAGTTTTCGAGTTTCAGGTTTTCAATGACACACAAATAGCAAGTCTAGAAAATGTCAGTATTAAGATGCTGGTTGAACAAGGGACAAAAGTTGTGTATGCAAACGGTGTAATTTTAGATGCGGATAAGGGAATTTTCCAAGTAGTTTTAAATTCCGAAATGCTAGAGAACGACTCGGTGCATTTCGCACAAATAGAAATGTCACGAGATCAACAAATTATACAATCTCCACCATTTAAAATAAAAGTTGGGAAGTCACTAAAGTCGGGCGCGACCGCTGGAGTTAATATTGTAGTAGATTATAAAGACGTAAAGAGGTACATTGATGAAATAAAATATTTAGGTCAGCACACCGAAGAGCTAAGGGGTCCAAAAGGACAAGATGGAACGGTCGCATTTGATGAATTAACCCCCTCTCAAAAGGCTAGCCTAAAAGGGGAAAGAGGCCCTAAAGGGGAAAAGCCAGTTATCACTATTCAAAATGGCAAGTGGTATATTGACGGAGTAGATACAGGGCAAAAGGCCCAGGGTGACAAGGGAGATAAAGGAGACCCCGGATTAAGAGGCGAGTCTGGTGCTAAGGGTGACCCTGGTATTAACGGCACAAATGGGGTAAAGGGTGACCCTGGTCCTAAGGGAGACAAGGGCGAGCCTGGTTTACCTGGGGTAGTTCGCGTGCTGACTCAAGCCGAGTATAATAATTTAACTATTGCTCCAGGCGATACTACTTTTTATTTAATTAAGAAAGCGAGGTAGCTATGGCCACTTTAAATTTAAATAATGAGAAAATAGACAAGTTATATATTGGTGGTCAGCTAATTTGTGGGGGTAACGACGGTTACGCCACAGGTGATATTGTGCCGGTCAACGATATAAAAGAGGTATATAAATTATCCGAGTTAAAAACCGAAAAATGGAGTTTCCAGGCGGATAGTAGGTCTATCAAATGTATTACCGCAGACAAAGACGGCAACGTGTATGTTGGCGGAGATAAAGAGTCTAAAATTATCAAGCTAAATAAAGATGGTCAAAAAATATGGGAAACCAACGGTGTTAGAGAGTTCTCACTACACTCTATTGAAGTTGATAATGAAGGTAATGTATTTTGCGAAATTAGTCTTACTCTTAAAAAAATAAGCAAAGATGGTATTGAAGTTAAGGACTTAGCACAATTTAACAGCGGTGTTGACAAAATAATAATAGATGATGAGGGTTATATATATGTAACCAGCTTCAATCGCCTTATAAAATTTGACAAAGATGGTAAGAGTATTTGGACATACCAAATAACAGGAACTATTAGAGACGCTTATTTGAGTGATGACGGAAATATCTATATAGCAATTCCCGGCGAAATTAAGGTAATCAATACGGCTTATGGCCAACTCGTAAAAAGTTATTTCGGGTCAATGGACGTAGAGATATGGTCTGTAGCTACCGACGCCGACTATGTATATTTTTGCGATAATGATAATTCAATAAGTAAAGTCAATAAAAACGATAATATATCGTGGAGAAAAACATACACGTCACGACTATATAAAATTAGAGTAGATGAGCGAGGGCACGTATTCGTTGGTACTCATGACGCACTAATTGAATATAGTCCAGATGGCGAAGAGCTAAGAAAATATTTACCGGGGTCAAGAATAACAGATTTAAAGTTAGACAATGACGGAAATATTTACACCAAAAAGCAACACAAATTCGCATGTAAGTTAAGTTCGACAAGAGACTTAGTAGGATATGAGATTTTAAAAGATAAAGGAGAGTAAATAATATGACACCAACAGATATTTTTGAATTTTTCAGAGCGTGTGTACATACGCCTGAGGGGAAAGTAATATTTATACTGATGCTTATTGCAATAGCTATGATTGTAGACTTTGTTACCGGCACAATTGCAGCCTTGACCAATCCTAATATTGAATTCAAATCAAAGGCGGGTATTAACGGTATTTTAAGGAAAATAGCTAGCATGCTATTGCTTATAGTATTCTTACCTGCAAGCGTATTGATTCCTAACAATGTAGGGCTAGCGCTAGTATATACATTATACGCAGGGTATCTAATATTTGAAATGAGATCAATCGTAGAGAATATTGGCAAGAATGGGAGCGATACAGCAATATTTAAGAATGCATTAGGCAAGATATCGGATAATATCCTAGGTAAGCCAGAAGATAAATAAACAACATATTGGGTGGTCCATGCGGCCACCCTTTTAATTGAAAGGAGACAAATAATGCTAGAATTTAAATATAAGCAAATAACCAACTCTAGACAGATGGGTAGGACTAGAAGCAAGGCAGATATTAAATTCCTTGTAGCACACTACACAGGTAATGATGGCAGTGGTGCTAATGCAATAGCCCACTATAGATATCTTCAAAATGCAACAAGATACGGCTCAGCACATTATTTTGTAGATGATAAGGAAATTATCCAGGTTATAGGAGATTCAATAGAAGCATGGAGTGTTGGAGATAATCAAGGATATGGTAGGGCCTTAAATGGAGCTACTAATTATAATTCAATATCTGTTGAAATATGCGTAAATAGAGATGGAAACTTTGATAACACATATTTCAATACAGTAGAGCTTTTTAAGGAGTTGAAACGTCAGTATCCTAATGCTAAGGTATGTAGACACTATGATATATCTATGAAAAATTGTCCGGCCTTTTTTGTCAGCAATCCACTAAAATGGAGGAAATTCCTTAATGATATTTCACAACCAAGGATCTTAGAAATTGATTTATCGAAGGATAGCACTGCTGAAGTTATTATCCAAAATATTAAAAGAAGCAGTAAGCCAACTAATGAGGTCGCAGGCGAGTGGAAAAGAGAAAATAACCAGTGGTATTTCTATGAAAATGGCAAGAAAAGAACTGGCTGGCTAAAATATAATGGCGGCTGGTTCTTCCTGAAAAATGATGGAAAGATGGCAACTGGATGGGTAGAGTATAACCATTCATGGTACTATTTCAATGATAGTGGCTATATGATTACTGGCTGGCTAGATTACAATGGTCATCAGTACTATTTTGAATACAGTGGCAAGATGGTGACTGGTAGACATGTAATTAATGGCAAGGAATATAATTTCAATGATAAGGGCCACTGGATAAAGTAGGAATTTAAATAGGGGGCTTAGATGCACCCTTTGCGTCGAAGAAAAATTTGAAGTAATAAAAACAAGGGTGGCTAGATGCCACCCCTATTTTTTAGTTCTTCTTCTCTTTGAGATATTAGCTTTTTTAATTCGTCAAGGTCGTCTTGGTTAGAATGCTTATTAACAAAGAGCCTAGCTGTTCTTTTATAACTCCCAATCTTTGCCTTTTCCTTGTTTTTTTGCTCCCAATTTCTAGATGCCTTGATTTGTGCGTCCGATGTCTTACCCTCCATTATTTCCTCCTGTTTGCAAGATAATCACAGATAAAGGCTATCATGAAAAACATGCCCGATATAATTGATAGCACTTCATGTGACTTGAGATATACTATAAATGATAGTATAGATGCAATTAATAATAGTAATTTTCTCATTTAACTTATATGTTGAGTATGGTATAATATTTGTAAGTTAGAGGGCTTTCGCCCTCGAACTTACTTGTGTGAGTTACTTTTTAAATAATGATATCAAGCCTACGATTGCGCCAACAATTGTTGCTATGGTAGATATTATTTGGAGTAACTCACTTCTTTTTTCTTTTCTATTACCCTGCCTACTCAACTTTGCGCCTCCTTTCTATATTTATATTATAACGCATACGTTATACATTGTCAAGAAGTTTTGTAAACTTTTTTAAAAAAAGATACTTTTTCTAGATATGTACTCGCCTAAATCCATGTGGTATAATAAAGTAAAGAACATATGTTCTTTAGACTGCGAAGGGAGACTATTATGGAAAATATTTTTAATTATAAGTTGAAAAAGGGTGACTGCCTGGAGTTGATGAAAGAAATAGAAAGCGATACTGTAGATATGATATTGGCCGACTTACCCTATGGGACTACAGCATGTAAGTGGGATTGCATCATAAATTTGGATATCTTATGGAAAGAATATAATCGAATTTTAAAGCCTGGTGGGGTGATCGTCTTATTTTCAGCACAGCCTTTTACAACTAGGCTTATAAGCTCTAATATCAAGGACTATAAATATTCCTGGTACTGGGTGAAAAACAATACTACAGGCTTTAGTTTTGCTAAATATCAACCCATGAGGAAAGTAGAGGATATCAATGTTTTTTATAAAAAGCACCCACCATATAATCCGCAAGGACTAATAAAGCTTGATACTCCAAAAACAATTGTAAGGAAGAAACCCTCTAGAGAGACTATATATGATGGCAAAGATGTGCTATGTAAGGAATATTTACAAAAATACACTAACTATCCTAATAATGTTTTAAACTTCAGCAAAGAAAGCAAGTGTGTACACCCTACACAAAAGCCAGTGCAGCTACTTGAATATTTGATTAAAACTTATACAGATGAAGGAATGCTTGTATTAGACAATTGCATGGGCAGTGGGTCCACTGGGGTTGCCTGTGGTAATTTAGGCAGAAGATTCATAGGGATTGAATTAGATGAGAAGTATTTTGAAATATCACAAAAACGCATTATTAAGGCATATAAGCAGAAATTAAAATCATACATCTAAATAAAAAAGATTATATAAAATCATTCTTTGATTTTTTCAACTATAAACACATTAGAAACAAATTTTTCTATAAACATTGAAATTTCAATGTTTTGAATTTAGCAAAAAGATAGGAACCGTACAATTTCACAGATATTTCAAACCTCGGTATACCAATGTATGCCGAGGTTTTTTATTAGGGACGTATCCCTGTTGAGCTCGCAAAACGTGCGAAACAATAATGGTTGTATGATATTTAGTTTTAGTGAGAGAAAAAGACTTTATCGGAGCTGAAATACTGAAAAAATAGGAATATATATTAAATTTTATGTTATAATTAAATAATGTAAATAGTTATAGTTAAGCATAAAACTGATTGTGGAAGGAAGAAAGCGATATGGAAACGAAAGTACTATCTATAATCTTTTCAATAGAAGCTATGATGATATACGTCTTTATGGATAAAAAGGCTAGGCATAAAATACCCAAGTATATTATGCTTATCCTATCCATATATTTTGTAAAAGAGCTTGCAATTGCCAGCAAGATAGAAGAAGATATACTATGGGGCATAAATCTAATAAGTAATTTTCTAATAATAGTAAATATAGCTGTAATTCTGGTTAAGTATATATATTTAAAAAATAGGCAAGAAAAATTGTGATTATAAATTTTGATGGAGGGCAGGATATATGAAATTTGTTCTAAAGTATATATATGGAAACAAAATTAAATCATTTCTAGTTTCTTTTTCATTTCTAATTTGTATCATGATTATTATCATATCCAGCTCCTTAGTTGAGACCATTTCAAATCTAGAAAATTTACAGAGAGAATATCAGAATACGCCATATAATGTAATTATAAAAAATGCTAAGAATAGACAATATGAAGCGATTAAGGACAACAAAGAGGTAAAAGCCTTAGGGCTAGAGAGTTTTATCGGTTCTTCAGTGGATAAAAAGTACCTGTATCAAGTGGTCGGAACAAATTCAGACAACCTATTATCAACTTCTATGTTTATCAAGGGAGGTCTGTTTAAAAAAGAAAATGATGTTATTCTAGAAAAATGGACATTGGATTATTTAGGCCTAAAGCCTAATATAAATCAAAAGCTTAAAATAAGCTATAAAAATGAGTCGGGAAAAATAGTCAATGAAGAATGTAATATATGTGGAATAATCCATGATACACCTACCAAAAAGAATATAGGTGTAAAAACGATATATAAAAATATCAAGGATAGCAAGTCTAATGATTTAAGTATTAAACTAGAGTATAAGAGGGGGACTCGCCTATTTTCTGTTTTAGATAGGTATCAATCAAAGTACAGAATTGAAAAGAATAATATATCTATAAACGCATCATCTCCAGAAGAGATAAGTGAAATTTTAAGTAGCGATCTTGATATAAATAATATTATTAAGAGCTCAATTTTTTCATTGTTATGTATCTTAATAGTTTTTTCTATAATTAATATGTCTATAAGAGACCGTATTAATTTATACTCCTTGATTAAGGCCATGGGCGCAAAAAAAACAATTTATATTCAAGAGTATATTTTATGAATTATTGATTTTATACATGATATCAATACCAATAGGTCTCTTTATTAGCAATTTATTCACTAAAATTATAGTAAAGAGACTTAGTTTTACTAGTATTGGTAATATCTACATACACAATAAAATAGCGAATCTAAGTTTAATTATTAATTATAAACAAATTTTTGCCGACTTGACGATTTTACTACTATTTATACTGGTTCTCTCCTACATTATTTATAGGAAAATCAAAAGGATAGATATAATTTCTGGAATGAATGATGAGTACGATGTCAAAAAAAATAATAGATTTACAAAAAACATATATCTAAATTACCTAATAAAAGATGCATCTATAATTATAACAATGGTTATAACCATGTCTATGTTATCGTCCTACTATTTAATGATAGGATTTAACGCTTATATGAGTAGGGAAGAAGAAAAAATGATGGTATGGGATATGTATGCATATTCAGATATAAAGGTCGCTGCAACTGATAAAGACCTAAATAAGTCAATCTCAAAAAGTGAATATGAAGAGCTGAGCAAGATTAAAGGGATAAGGAGCATTGATTATAGTAGGTTTATACCAGGAAAAATCATATATCAAGATAAGTGGAAGATAAATGACGCCTATTTCTCTAACATTAATGAGAATTCAAAGGATGAATATTGGAAAGAATATTTTGGTATAAATGAGATAACAAAAAAGAAACTGATAAAGGCAAGTGTAAGAGCATATAACGATGAGTCCTTCATTAGATTAGCAGAGTTTAAAACTAGTGGTAGTTTTGATATTAAAAAATTAAACGAAGCAAATAATGCTATAGTAGTGGTACCAAAAACAGATGATAATAATTTTAAAAATTTACCAGATGGAAAAAATGTTGTAGATATTAAGCTTGGAGATGATATAGAGGTTATGACACCAAAGGATTCTCTTATAGATATGAGTTACTATGATTTGAATGATGATGTTAGCAAGTATACTATAACTAAATTTAAGGTTGTTGGTATAGCATATGGAACCTATTTTGAAAATGCGAGAGAAAGAACTAATCCTACATTAAATATAATTATAACTGATAAAAAGTTTAGCGATATCTATAAGATAAAGGATTTTAGAAATTTTAATATCTACGCTAAGGGCAATTACGATATAAATAAATTGTACAGAGAAATTGATAAGGTTTTTCTTGGTAGAAAAAATATAGTGACTAGGAATATAAGAAGTGAACTTAATCAAATAAATCAGATTAATAGCAGAAAGAAGATATTTAATACTGCAGTTATAGTATCTTTGCTTATGGCCATATTATTCTCTGCAATAAATAGCACATCTTCATTATATGAGGTAAATAAGAATGATATATCGATTATTAAAAAGATAGGTGCTAGTAAAAAGAAGATTTATAAGTGTTTAATTTTGGAATGGATATTTATATCTTTGATATTAATTTTTACAACTTTTCTTATATCTAAATTATCCCAATACCTTATATACTATAATAAGGGAATTTATTATGAAGGGATACAAAATATATACGACTATAAGAACCTTATATGTATTTCTATGGTTAATAGTCTACCGATATTGTTTATCCTACTACGTAGAACGAAAAAAATGGAATAAAGTACTTTACATATTTATGAAAAGCGATCTTTTAGTATAGTTGCTAGGTTAACTTTATAAAAATTTTCTAGACTGTAAGAAAATAATCAATTAATATTCGAATTATAGGTGAAGATTCCGATAAACACAATCTATAGTGTGCGAAAAAGATTAAGAAGGTAGGTTAAATAAAGGATAAATATAAGGATCTATGTCAAATAACGTTGGTGATAATATAAATCACCAAAATCTATTAAATTATGTGGCAGCATCTGTAGCAAACGTGTAGCTATGGATGTTGCCATTTTGTATTATAAGTTCAACATTACAACAATAAAATTTACGAGGTTAACTTTATTAAAAATTTTCGGTTGTATAATATTTAGCGTTGGTGAGAGAAAAAATTCTCTCCCAACGCTAAATT